TGCCTCAACAGGCACATTTGATGGGGGAGCCTTCACTGGTTCCCCCTGACTTTTTTCCGCCTAAAAAGCGGCAATACGAACCATCGGATTGGGAGATCGAAGCGATGGAAGAAGAGGAATTACTGAAGCAGTGGCAGTGGTATACTTCAAAATAAGTCCTTTATAATCAAGGAGTTAAAACTTATCCATTAATTAAATAGGAGTAGTATTTGAATAGGGTAGACAGGGCCATGCAGGTCTTGCGTAATCTACCCAAGATGGCAGGAGCAACAGCGGAGAAAACGGGAGCGATCCCGAAGGATGAACTAAGGAACCGGGCATTACGGGCAATAGATACGATCAAGAAAAGTAGAGGCGATAAACGAAAAATTGACAAGTACATACGTGAGGCATGGTCTATATACCAACGCTTACAGAACCTTATGGGGAGTGATTTTTATGTAGACAACACGGAGAATAACCCCAACAGGACTGAGAATATATCAGGGCTACTTAGTCCTCATATTTATTCAGGTGGTCTGGGATACCGGCATATAAATTGGGATTCAGAATTTATGATGGCTGTCCCAAAAGATGAGAAAGATTATAACCCATTTTGGAACCCTACAAGTGGACGTAGGGATAAGGATGGTGTACTATTGGACTTGGCAGATTCAGATTACTGGGTTTACAAAGAAAGGAGAAGAGATGAGAATAGATGAAGAGAGGCTGAAACCTTACCGGAAGATGACGGATGCACAGCGAAACATCCGTTCAGCCGGTGACCCAGAGTTTACTAGGGAGGTTCTGGACTACTATATGTCCGGTGAAAAATTGAACGGGATCGAACTACCGTTTGGTGAATACAAACAACGGTTCCGACTCAAGCCAGAAGAACTCACCGTACTAGGGGGGATTAACGGCGCAGGCAAGTCCCTGTTGGCCTCTCAGATGATACTTCATGCCGGAGAACAGGGGTACAAATCCCTCTCCATCAGCATGGAAATGAGTCCGAAGGCACAACTAGCGCGGATGAACCGCCAAGCATCATTACAGGCGGAGCCAACACTGGATACTATTGTGGAGTTTTCCCAATGGGCGAAGGAAAAAATATATTTCTACGATCAGCATGGGTCTGTCGATCCGAATACGCTAGTGTCGATTATCCGGTATTCTGCTGACAATTACGGAATTAAACTGGTTCTGGTGGATTCCCTGATGACCATGAGCATGGCCTCAGACGATTGGAACGGACAGAAGTCCGTAGTCAACGCGCTGGCGAACTGCGCCCGTAATCTCGGCGTTCACGTCATCTTGGTTGCCCATGCAAAGAAAGGTGAGAAGATCACAGACAGACTGGACAAGTGGTCGATTGCCGGATCAGCCGACATTACTAACAGGGCAGACAACGTGATCCTGTTCGGTAGATCGTTCAATCCTGACCCGCATGACCCTGACGCGCATTTTGATCTGTGTAAAGCGCGACACTACGACAACGCCGAACATTCGATAGACCTGCAATTGTGCATGGCCTCACTGAATTACTACCAGAGAGAAGCCCTACCAAGAGCAATCGGAGTCCCATTGGAAACCAAGCCCAAAGGTGGTATAATGGGTGAACTAGATAGAGTAGCATTACATGACCCCACAATCGGCAAAAGCGAAAGGACGAAAACTACAGAAGTGGTTTCGCCAACGCTTAATTGATACATTAAATCTACATCCTGACGATGTGGAGAGCCGTAGCATGGGGGCAGGCGGTGAAGATATAATGCTCTCTGCGAAAGCTAGAAATATGTTTCCGTATTCGGTGGAGTGCAAGAATCAGGAAACACTGAACGTCTGGAAGGCGTTCGAACAGGCGGAGTGCAACTCCGGTGTGTACCAACCCCTTCTTATTATTAAGAAAAATCGGAAGGAACCACTGGCGGTTGTCGAAGCAAATCATTTTATGGAATTAATTGACAACAGTAAGGAGGTTTGATAATATGAGAAGTATGATGTTAGGTAATGACCCATTCAGAAGTCTTTTGGAAGAGCTGATACAGCCGTATAAAAGTATGCAGCACTTCTCTCCTCAGCGTGTGCTTGAGGCCGGTACGGTTGACAAACCGGCTATCATCACCAGAGGTGAATGGGTTGAGAGGAAGTACAGGGCATGGCAAGAAGAGGACGGTTCTTACCATGAAGAACTTATTGATGATGAGAATTTACCGAAGGGTACAGGTAAGGAGGGCACAGACTAATGAGTAGGAAGGTAGAGGTGGCGCTCAAGCGCCCATTCAAGTTGTCTCAGTTGAAGTGGCGCAAAGGTCAAGGCGGCAGTGGTGATCTGGTTTACATTACCGCAAGAGATGTTATGGACAGACTCGATCAGGTATTCGGAGTTGAGGGTTGGGCTACAAACTTCGACTACATGGGTGAACGAGTGGTCTGTCGCTTGACCTGTCAGGTAGGTGGCAATGTAATAACCAAGTCTGACGGCTCTGACGATACCAAAATTGAAGGAGCAAAAGGCGGTTTGAGCAAGGCTCTCGTAAGAGCAGCCGTATCTTGGGGCATTGGGCGCTATCTCTATCACCCCTCAGCATTCAACAGTAGCCGTGAGCCTGCTTCATGGGCAACACCGGAAGGGTATGACGCTTTAATGGCAGAGAGAGAAGGAAAGGAGATAGAACAATGGCGAAAGGAATACTCTGATGGCCTTCAGGACTGATCTAGGCCAAAATATATTCAAGCAAAAGTATGCGTCAAACGCATACGAAACTTGGGAAGACAGGGCCAACACCGTCGTAAACTACGTTTGCGGTGATGTAGACGGCCAGAAGAATAACCTAATGGCGAAAGATGACCGGGATCAGTTAGCCCGGTACATCTCTGAATTCAAATTCATGCCCGGTGGCCGATACCTTTGGTATGCAGGGCGCGATGCAAGATTCTTTAATAACTGCTACCTTCTCCGCTTGGAAGAAGATTCCAGAGAAGAGTGGGCGGCTTTGACACAACGGGCTATGTCCTGCCTGATGACCGGTGGTGGCATAGGCGTTGATGTCTCCCTTTGTCGTCCGTCTGGACGGCGATTAAGACGTACAGGTGGGGTCGCCTCCGGCCCCATCCCTCTCCTGCTCACCTTGAATGAGGTCGGCAGGAACGTCATGCAGGGCGGTAGTCGGAGGTCTGCCCTGTATGGCTCCCTAAATTGGCAGCATGAAGATGCATTCGACCTTCTTCATGTTAAAAACTGGCAAGATATGTATCTTGGTAAGCAAAAGGAGTACACCGTTTCCGATCTGAAACGTCTGAACTTCAACTACGCTGCACCGTTAGACATGATGAACATCAGCCTGAACTACGACGATGCATGGTTACATGGTGGTAATTCTGATATCTTCATGGAGAACTGCAAGCAGGCTCTGATGACCGGTGAACCGGGATTCTCATTTAACTTTGGTTCTCAACAAAATGAAACACTTAGGAACGCCTGTACAGAAATTACATCAGAAGATGACAGTGACGTATGCAATTTAGGCAGTGTAAACCTAGCCAACATCGAAAGCATTGAAGAGTTCAAGAGTGTAGTACACTTGGCCTCTAAGTTTCTCGTCTGCGGATTAATCAGAGCGCACCTACCTTATAAGAAGGTGGAGATGGTGCGTCAGCAGAACAGCAGGCTTGGGTTGGGTCTTATGGGTATGCATGAGTGGCTATTAAAGCGCGGATCAAAGTATGAGTTCACTGATGAACTTAAACAATGGATGAGGGTTTATGAGCAAGAAAGTACAAAATCAGCAAATGAACACTGTGACAGACTGTTCCTCAATAGACCTAAAGGATACAGGGCAATTGCCCCGACAGGGTCAATTTCGATCCTAGCGGGAACCACTTCGGGGGTGGAACCGATTTATGCTGTGGCGTATCGCAGAAGATATCTTACGGACGGAACCAGATGGAAATATCAGTTTGTTGTTGATGGCACAGCGGAATCCCTGATCAATGATGGCATTAATCCTGACGATATAGAATCTGCTGTTGACCTAGCCGCTGACATGGAGCGAAGGGTTAAGTTCCAGTTTGAATTACAGAAGTATGTAGATCATGCGATCAGTTCAACAATCAACCTTCCCGCATGGGGTGAGAGCCAAGATCGTGTGGATGAATTCGCAAAGATAGTGCGTAAGTACGCTCATGGACTGAGAGGTTTGACCCTGTACCCTGATGGTAGTAGGGGTGGTCAGCCTATAACCTCAGTTCCTTATGAGGAGGCGCACAGTAAGCGGGGTGTGGTGTTTGAAGATAACAGTGAGGAGCAATGTTTATCAGGAGTCTGCGGGATATAACTATGGCTTTTTCTACTAAAGAAAAAAGAAAGGAATATTCGGATAAAAACAGAGATCGTTTGAATAGGCAACAGAGAGAATGGAGAGCGAAAAACATTGGTAAAGAAAAGGAATACAGAAAGAAATGGTATTTAAGATCACGCTCTCCAGAACAGTTGGAAAAGGAGAAGTTGGCAATGATAAAATATAGATATGGCTTGGAAAAAGAAGATTACGAAAGGGTATTAGAAGATCAAGATAACAAATGCAAGGTATGCGATAAAGAATTTGATAGCAATGGTCAGAGCACTAAACTCCATATAGATCACTGTCACGACTCTGGTGAGATTCGGGGTTTTTTGTGTAACAACTGTAATATAGGGTTAGGTTATTTCTGTGATGATCCACAAATATTACAATCAGCAATGGAGTATCTACAGTGAAACCCACATATTATTCAACCATGAAGATCACTCCGATTCAATACATACTGGCTAACGATATGGACTTCTGTAGTGGAAATATAATAAAGTATGTAAGCAGATGGAAAAAAAAGGGAACTCCGGTAGAGGATTTGTATAAAATCATTGAGTATGCTAATATTTTACTGGAGGAATACAATGAAATTTTACAAGAGAAGGGTGTGAAATGAAAATTCTAATTACGTTGTTGCTGGTTGGTATGCTAATGGGATGTTCTTATGCTACTAGGTTACAGGTTGGTGAATATGGTGCTTCTCATATAGCATCTGTCACTAAGCATGATGATAAAAATTAGCAGAATAGAGGAGCCAAACTGGACTGGTTCTGTAGAAATGAGAATAGTAATTGAAGAGGGTGACGTTTCTCTACTAGCAGCGGAAACTGTCAAAGATATTTTGGGCAAACTTGTGGCTGATATAAAGGCAAAGCAAGAACTGGCAGGGCCGGACGCTCCCATTTTATGACACTTGAAAAGAATCCAAGGGTGGAGAGCCGGAAATATCTGGATTGGGTGGCAACCCTTC